TTAATCAGCGAGTCAGCTTGGGAAGAAATGACCTGCTTATTCGCACCTTCCCTAATAATCCGCCCTTTTTGACACAAGATTATTACTACATACATATCCTATGTGCCACTGGTCCTGCCCAGGGAGGGAGGGTAAACAGGCCTTTAATACAATTTGTTAATTATTCAAAATCAAATCAGATTCTCGCGATTCGTGAAGATGACGGGGCTACCATAAGTTGGCGTTATTTCCGTGGAGTACAATTTGATACGGACAACCAGACCGTCACTATTCCAGGTGAAATCAAAGCGCTGAATGGTGGTATAAGGTTAACCCAAAATAGTGTTTCCATTCATGGGGCGGGTAATAAACACCTTTGGTTTAATGACCAGAATGGCAAAGAAATGGGGTTGGTTTACGCCTCTGATGATAAGATGTTACACCTGCGGGCAGGGGAAGGTCCGGTAATTAATATTAATTCTGTCGGAAATCTGGACGTGCCTGGAGCAGTAAGTGGCGCAAGTTTTTATCAGACAAACCCCTCTGGTTCTTCAGGGTGGTATGGTGCCGGGAGTTTTGCTGAACAGTATTCAAACTCAGCTCCTTTTCTGATTCCGTTACGATATTCAACGCCAAAGGATGTCTCTATATATCTTCCCTTGATTAAAGGGTTGACACAAACAGACTATTATGGCTACGGATCAGCTGTAAGTTTTGGCATATTACGTTCAGGAAAAGGCGAATTTGGTTCTGCAATAATTCAGGTTATTGGGGATAACGGTAGTGGTGCCATATTAGGATTTAATGCAAATGGCAGATTAGACGTTCCATCGCAAGTCTATAGTGGCGGCCGAGTTGATGCTGTAGGTGATATTTCTTCTTCCGCAAATATATATTCCTCAGGGCAGATTAGTTCTGGCGGGAACATAGTTTCTGGTCAGGGTGTTTTTGAATCAGGCGGCTTGGTGCGTGTTTATTCCAGCAATAATCCACCGCCTCAACAGGATTTAAGTCCTTATGCAAAAAGAGATTGTATTACTTTCGTAGGGCTTGAAGCAAATAACTCAGTGGCACCCTATATGCGGCAGGAATCAACGGGGGCGATTGTCTATCTTGCTCAAAGGGATTGGGTTAACGGTAATTTTGCCACATCTTCATGGACGATAGCTAATTTCTTGCAAGGCGGTCTCAGATTGGCTTCGCTGGGAGTGGCAACAAACGGGAATAATGATAATGAATTTGCATATGCACCAAATGGAACTGTAGTGACTGCTGTGCAACAAAAATCGAATTATACAGCGATACAGTATCGCTCTATTCAATATAACATTGGCGGAAACTGGTACACGGCATGGGTAGCTTAATGAAAACGCAATCAGGTGTATTTAAAACGTATGACCCATTAGAACAATGGGGGGGGTATACAGCGGAGGATGTCGCTAAACTTTCATCAGAGGATCTGGAGTTATATTACATTGCAAAATCTCCTGAGGTAAATATAGTTTTCCTAAAGGATGAGCATGGTAATGATTGGTATCGTTGGTTAAAGACGCTCTCAAAAGAAATGCTCAAGATATCATTTGACCCGGACTCCAGAGAGATAATTCACTTTTCTTACGATGCAAGTGCTATTTTTCCCATTAATCAGATTGTAGTAGCCATCGCACCGGAAAATGTTCCTGATGAATTTACTGATGCCGGGATTAAAGCGTTAGGAGGGGCGTTTATTTATGATGGAAATAGAATTATCGCTGCACCAATAGACTATGTTGAAGAAGCACAACGCAAAAAACTGGAATTCTTAAATCAGGCAAATAACGTTATAGCTACGCTTCAGGATGCGGTTCAGCTTGATATGGCAACTGACAAAGAGCTGGCAACGTTGCAGGAATGGAAAAAGTACCGAGTTTTATTGAGCCGTGTGGATGTTAGTAAACCGGTCTGGCCCGAACGCCCTGCCTAACCCCAAACCCTCCATCCGGAGGGTTTTTCGTTTGTTGTGTAATCCTTTCCCCAACCCCAATACGTCGCATCAATCGCGCGCTCCACGGACAATAGCCCTACCACAAAACGAAGGAGTTAACCGGATGGGCGACTATCACCACGGCGTGGAAGTCATCGAAATCAACGATGGCACCCGCACCATTTCCACCGTCTCGACGGCAATCATCGGCATGGTCTGTACGGCCAGCGATGCTGACGACAAGACATTTCCTTTAAACGAGCCCGTGCTCATTACCAACGTGCAAAACGCCATTGCGAAAGCCGGTAAGACGGGGACGCTGTCCGCTTCTCTGCAGGCGATCGCCGACCAGTGCAAACCGGTTGTCGTTGTTGTTCGCGTGGCCGAAGGCACTGCAGAAACCCCGGAAGAGGCGCGTAAGCAGACCGTTTCCAACATCATCGGCACTACTGATGAAAACGGTAAATATACCGGGCTGAAGGCGCTTCTCACGGCGCAAACGGTGACCGGCGTTAAGCCACGTATTCTCGGCGTGCCGGGGCTGGATTCTCAGGAAGTGGCGACCGCGCTGGCCGCGATGTGCCAGAGCCTGCGCGCGTTCGGCTACGTCAGCGCATGGGGATGTAAAACCATTTCTGAGGCTATCGACTACCGCAAAAACTTCAGCCAGCGTGAGCTGATGGTTATCCACCCTGATTTTCTGGCATGGGACACCACCACGAACGCAACAACGACGGCCTGGGCAACCGCCCGCGCGCTTGGCCTGCGTGCCAAAATCGACCAGACCATGGGCTGGCATAAAACCCTGTCAAACGTGGGCGTCAACGGCGTCACGGGCGTAAGCGCTTCGGTTTCCTGGGATCTGCAGGAGCAGGCTACCGATGCGAACCTGCTCAACCAGGCTGGCGTCACCACGCTGATTCGCAACGACGGCTTCAAGTTCTGGGGTAACCGTACCTGCTCTGACGATCCGTTATTCGTCTTTGAAAACTACACCCGTACCGCACAGGTGCTGGCCGATACCATGGCGGAAGCGCACGCGTGGGCGATGGATAAACCCATCACGCCAACGCTTATCCGCGACATCGTTTCCGGTATTAATGCCAAGTTCCGCGAGCTGAAAACCAACGGCTATATCGTTGACGGCTCCTGCTGGTATGACCCTGAGTCGAACGATGCCTCCACCCTGAAAGCGGGGAAACTGTATATCGATTATGACTACACCCCTGTCCCGCCGCTGGAAAACCTGACCCTGCGCCAGCGCATCACCGATACCTATCTGGCAGACCTGTCAGATTCGGTTAACAGCTAAGGAGCTGAAGCATGGCGTTACCACGCAAACTTAAGTACCTGAATATGTTCAATGATGGCCTGAGCTACATGGGCGTTGTTGAGTCTGTCACCTTACCGAAGCTTACCCGCAAGCTGGAGAAGTATCGCGGCGGCGGCATGCCGGGCTCGGTCTCTGTCGACCTCGGCCTGGACGATGATGCCCTGGCGCTGGAGTGGACCGTTGGCGGTCTGCCGGACGTCGCGCTGTGGGCGCAGTATGCCTCTCCGGGCGCGGACAGCGTACCGCTGCGCTTTACCGGCTCCTATCAGCGCGATGATACCGGTGAAATCTCCGCCGTCGAAATCGTCATGCGCGGCCGTCACAAAGAGTTTGATGGTGGTGAGAACAAGCAGGGCGAAAGCGGCACCACCAAGATGTCCACCGAGTGCGCGTATTATCAGCTGACCATTGATGGCAAAGAGATCATTGAGATCGACATCATCAACATGGTGCTCAAGGTCGACGGCGTCGATCGTCTGGCTGAACACCGCAAGGCCATTGGCCTGTAACCCTTTAACCGGCCGGGTTCTCCGGCCGGTAAGTTAACTTATTGAAGAGTAAAGACATGGAAAAGAGCAACGAGAACGTCATGAACGAAAATCAACATATCGTCACGCTTGATAGCCCCGTTGTGCGCGGCGAGCAAAAAATTGAAAAGGTGACCGTCGCAAAACCCAATGCGGGGATCCTGCGCGGGGTATCGCTGGCGTCGCTGGCGCAATCTGACGTTGATGCGCTGATCAAGGTGCTGCCGCGGATGACCTCACCGGCGCTGACCGAGCATGAGGTTGCGCGCCTGGATGCCTGCGATCTGCTCTCTTTTGCAGGTAAGGTGATCGGTTTTTTGTCACCGGCTTCGGCTCGCTGAAATTTCCCGAAAATCTGTCGGTCGACGATCTGATGGCGGATATCGCGGTGATTTTTCACTGGCCGCCGTCAGAACTCTACTCCCTTAGCGTGACCGAACTCCTCTTATGGCGCGAAAAGGCGCTGCAGCGAAGCGGAAACCACCATGAGTAATAATGTCAGACTTCAGGAGCTGCTTAAGGCAGTCGACCGGGCAACCCGACCGCTTAACGCTCTCCACAACGCCAGCATCACGCTCGAGAGCGATATTCGCGATGCGCAGACGGCGCTGGGCGCGCTCGATGCGCAGGTAGGGAATATTAACGGCTTCAGGGAAGCAAACGTCCGGCTCACCGTGACGAAGCAGTCGCTTGCCCAGGCGAAACAGCAGGCAGCGGCGCTGGCGGTGCAGTTTAAAAACACGCAAAACCCCACCCAGGCGCAGGCTGATGCGCTGTCTGCAGCCCGCAAATCGGCATCAGACCTTAAGCTTGAGTACAACAGCTTACGCTACTCGGTTCAGCGCCAGCGCGCTGAACTTGCCCAGGCAGGAGTGAACACGCGCACGCTCTCGTCGGATGAGCGTCGTTTACGCACCCACATCAGCGAAAAAACGCAGCAGCTTAACCGACAGCGGGATGCGCTGGCCCGCGTCAATCAGCAGCAGGAGCGGCTGAGTGCCGTTCAGAATCGCTACGAGTCTGGAAAACGCGTTGCCGCACGGGTTCATCAGCTGGGTAATGCGGGCCTGGGCATGGCCAAAGCGGGCTTTGCTCAGACGTCCCGATTTATGGCCCCTGGCATCAGTTTTGAAAAGCAGATGTCGGCAGTTCAGGCAAGCCTTGGTCTGGAGAAGGGCGACGCCCGGCTTAAGGCCATTCGCCAGCAGGCGAGGGAGATAAGCGTCAGCACCGGCGTACCTGCGGATAAGGTCGTTCAGGCTCAGATTGAACTGGCCCGTTCAGGCTATGACGCTGATGGCGTTATTGCCGCCACCGCGCCCGCGATTAACCTCAGCCTGGCGAGAAATGTCGACGTGGCAAAAGCGGTCGAAATTCTCAGCAGCACGCGGCCAGGGTATCACCCGGCCGATGCGGAGGCTTCCGGTAGGGGTCTTGAGGAGTCCATCGCGCAGCCTGGCGCTCCGACGGAAAAGGGGATAAACGATGCCGCGCGCGTTGCTGCCGTGCAGACCGATAATCTTGACGGCGATATCAGCCGATTTCAGGCCGCGTGGAGTGGGCTGAAGATTGATGTCTTCGACAAAGCGGATGGCGCTCTGCGCAGCCTGATAACCACCGCAACCGGCTGGCTTGGCACGGCCTCCCTGTGGGTGAATGCCAACCCTGCGCTGACGCAGGGCCTTGTTGGCATCGTTGTCGGCGCGCAGGCGTTTGCTGGCGTACTGGGTGGCATTGGCACGGTTATCGCCCCGGTGCTGTCGGGCGTCAATATTATTATTGCCGCGGCCGGGATGTTGGGAACGGTATTCAGCGTGGTGGGGGGCGCCATCATGACGGTGCTGGGGGCCCTCAGCTGGCCGGTGATTGCCCTTGGCGCGGCGATTGCTGCCGGCGCCTTACTGATTTTTAAATACTGGGAGCCCATCAGCGCCTTCTTTAGCGGAGTGATGGAAGGGCTTTCGACAGCCTTCGCACCGCTGGGCGCGCTGTTCTCGCCGGTGATAACGGTATTTGACGCGATCTCGGAGAAGCTGGGCGGTGTCTGGCAATGGTTTACCGAGCTGATTGCGCCGATCAAGGCGACGCAGGAAACGCTGGACGGCTGTAAAAACGCTGGCGTGATTTTTGGGCAGGCGCTGGGCGATGCGCTAATGGCACCGCTTAATCTCTTTAACAGCCTGAGCGGCAAGGCCAGCTGGCTGCTGGAGAAGCTGGGTCTTATCAAAAACGAGTCGGGTAATCTCGACACCGCGGCGGCAAAAGCAGACGCGGCGTCCTCTCCTGCGGGCAGTTCGCCTGGGCCGGGGGCGGGGATCTATGGCGGCGGCCAGAGTTATCAGCCAACCCTCGTGCCGGGAGGACGCTCTTACGTCGATCAGAGTAAAAGCGAATATCACATCACGCTGCAGGGTAGCGCGGCCTCCGCAACGGATCTGACGCGTCAAATCCGGGAGGAAATCGAGAACAGCGAGCGTGAGAAAGCGAGACAGCGGCAAGCCAGCTTTACATATGGTTGAGGAGAGAGAAAATGTTAATGGTGCTAGGTCTGTTTGTCTTTGAACGACGAACCTTACCCTATCAGACAATGCAGTTTACAAAAGACTACCGCTGGGCATCCAGCGCTCGCATCGGGAAACCCAAAGCCTGGCAGTATCTTGGCGAAGGGGAGACATCCTTTAGCCTCTCCGGCTTACTTTACCCGGAACTCACGGGAGGAAGGCTTTCCCTCAAGGCGGTTGAGCTGATGGCAAATGAGGGGCGGGCATGGCCGTTGATAGACGGTACCGGCATCATTCACGGCATGTTTATCATCGCGAAGGTTACGCATACCCATTCGGATTTTTACAGTGACGGCACCGCACGGAAAATTAATTTCACTCTGGATCTTAAGCGCGTCGACGAATCGCTGATGACAACGTTTGGCGATCTGAGAACGCAGGCCTCAGAGCTGGTGGAAAGCGCGCGTAATGGCATTGGAGGGCTGGTGGGATGATCACCGAAATGAATATCCGGGCGGGTGGGAAAATCGCCCCTGATTTTATGCTTAAGCTCGACGATCGCGATATTACGCAAAATTTCAGCCCTCGTCTTATCAGCCTGACCATGACCGACAAACGTGGGCTGGAAGCCGATCAGCTGAATATTCTGCTGGATGATTCCGACGGGCTGCTGGACTTGCCTGCCCGGGGAGCAAGGCTCTCCTTATCGCTGGGATGGGAGGGAACCCCGCTGCAGCCGAAAGGGGACTTTACGGTAGATACCATTGAATTTCAGGGTGCGCCGGACACGCTGACCATCCGGGGATGCAGCGCAGATTTTCGTGGGAAGCTTAACCTCCGGCGCGAGCAGTCGTGGCATGACACGACGATAGGCGCGATAGTCGAGACCATCGCGCAGCGTAACCAGCTGACCGCCAGCGTGGCGGCAGGGTTTTCATCCATCGCCATCTCTCATATCGATCAGTCTCAGGAGACTGACGCGGCGTTTCTCACCCGCCTGGCCGAACGTAATGGTGCCTTTGTTTCAATCAAAGCCGGGAAGATTATTTTTATGAAAGCGGGCCACGCCGTGACCGCCAGCGGCACGCCGATTCCCTTAATGATGATTGAGCGTGGGGACGGCGATAAGCACCTTTTTTACGTCGCAGACCGTGAAAACTATTCCGGCGTGACGGCCAAATGGCTGCAAACGCGTGACCCAAAACAGCAAAATGCTCAATTGAGTATTAATCGTCAGCCCGGGGTACAGCCGACGGAGGGACTACCGCATCCGGATGCCATCGCGCCGGTATCTGCACCCGGAGACAAAGCGCAGAAGCCGCAAGAGAGATTGGTGGGTTCGGCGGAGAATGTGTTTGAACTGACGACGGTTTATGCCTCTGAAGAGCAGGCGCTGAGGGCCGCAGAGGCGAAGTGGCGAGCGCTGCAGCGCGGTACCGTGAAATTTTCTCTCCAGCTGGCGCTGGGGCGAGCCGATCTGTTCCCCGAAACGCCGGTGCGGGTAAACGGTTTTAAACGGGTCATTGACGAGCAGGCGTGGATCATCAGCGAGGTGGTGCATACCCTCAACGATAGCGGATTTACCACGCAGCTCAATCTTGAGCTGAACGTCACCGACGAAAAATTTTCTGTGGATAGTGAGTAATGTGGTTGCTATTGGTTTTGTTTTGGGTATTATTAATTCACATTTTGTGAATTAACCGGAGGGGTACATGTTTCATTGTCCTAAGTGCAAACATTCAGCGCATGCGCGTACCAGTCGCTATCTCAGTGAAAATACCAAAGAGCGCTATCACCAGTGCACCAATGTGGACTGCAGCTGTACGTTCGTGACGATGGAGTCCGTGGAGCGCCTGATTGCGACTCCCGGTGCCTCTGAACGTGTCCGAACGGCTTCGCTGAACCACGGTTAGCGGCAGCGTCACCGGCTCAAAAAAGCCAATAAAAAAGCCAATAAAAAAGCCACTCAATTGAGTGGCTTAATCATATGATTCTACAGCTAAAATTTGGTGGCCCCTGCTGGACTTGAACCAGCAACTTGTCGATTATGAGTCCCAATTTAAATTCTTATAAAATAATAAGTTAGATTTTAAATGGGTTGTTGTATCGAATAATTTCAAATATGAAAGCATAATGAATAGGTCTGCTGCCATTTTGCTGCCAATGATGCCTATAAAAAAAGATAATCGCCATTCAAGAGGTAGAGGGCTAAACCAATCATAAAGGAGCCGAACAGCGAAAACACAGTGTTATACCAGTAGAAATAGATAGGTGTTTCGGAGCGGTAGATGTAGTAATTTTCATATGTACCTTTATACCAGCCGACGAAGACCCCACTTCTAAGAGCTTTTGCTGAATGAAAAATCATCCACAATCCGCAAAGAAGTACACAGGTCAATACTAATAATGTATCCCATTCCATAACTTGTCTTATAAAAATAACGCCTTAAAAAAGTGTTAGTGGGTTGAGCAATGTCGCTTCATTCAGGTGGTCATGTGCAAAGTGAGCGTAGCCGAGAAACTCGAAAATTTGGAGCTATGGAGGCGCGCAGCGGCAGCGGTACGCCGCAATAACTGCCAGAGAATGCTTAACAGCATAAAGCATGATTAAAATACCCCAAACGTATAATAAGTGCGGAGAGCCGGCACCAGGTGATCGAGCGGGGTATTGCCATCGAGGGAGGCTACGTGCTGGCAGACCCAGGGTGCGAAAGAATTGGCACTAAAAACAATATAGGGCGGATTAACCGCCCCTTTTTTTTACGCTGTTACACGCTCGTTCCACGCGTCTGAATATTGGACGTTCCCATCGCAATACTTCCAGGTGATCCGCTCATAGTGCAGCTGTACTCCCTCATTATGATTATGCATCTGTAAACCTGGCTCTTTGCAGTTATGCATAACTGGGTTAATGCTGACTACCCGCACATTCTCAAGCAGCATGTTGAAATACTCGACCTCTTGCCCCGCGTCGTTGATTCTGTACCACTTAATTTCAACGCTTTTAAGCGTCTGGCCGGTTGCTACCGCTTTATAGAGATACGGGCTGGAGCTATCAAATTCTTTCTCGATCATAAGCGGCGCATGTAAGCGTGTACCCGTGATTTTGCCCGTGTTGCTATCGGTTGGAACAAGCAAGCCGTGACTAAAAGAGAGAATTTCTACGCTATTTTCACGATCCTGAACATCTACAGACCCCCTGATCAGGTTGCCGCCATCGTCTTTAAGCCACATGTAAGCTGGAATAGCCATTTTTAAAACTCCATTTAATGAGGGTAAACCCTCATTAAATGGCTAAAACCGGATCGCAGGTGATACAAATTGTGTTATCGGTATGAGTGATTAAAACGCGTTAATTATTGATATTAACAATAAAAATGATTGATTGATCTCAAACAGTACCGTGCAGCGCCGTTGCTCTTATGTTGCTGGTTTTGCCAGGCAAAAGGGAATAACGATGGCATGTATACCGATTTACCCGCCCCGCGGGCTGGAAATTTTGCGCGAACACATTAGGCTCGCGCGGGCGCGTCACGGAGTTCAGGATATGGCTACCCCGGTTACGTATACGTGGTTTTATGAGCGAGTAAGAAACGGCGGGGTGTGGGATTACAAACAACAAAAACGGGCTTACGCTGACTTCGGGAATTTTCATTACGGCGCAGTGGGTTATGCAGCGTGCATACCTGCAAAGATTTTGCTTATTGCCGCCGGCGCGGCGCAGTGGAAAGCCGGCACATCAAGACCAGAGTGGGGGAATTTCACGGGGGCCCCGCCGTTTGGTGATGATCCGATGGACCAATTTTGGATAAAGCAAGGCATAGACTATGTTAAGCAGCACCACTATTAGGGCGTTTAAGGCGTTGCATTGGGTGGCTACAATTACGATGGCCATCGTGATTGCTGGGTACTGTTATTTCCAGCATATACAGCGTTTAACTGTTAGTGATCGGCTTTATGAAGTTCGCCAGCTCACGCCCCGGACCTGGTTATACATTACTGAGTATGACGGCTCGAACATAACCACGGGGGAAGTGTATCGTTATTTTTTAGCGAGCAAGATTGACGGCGATCCGCTGGTGGCTCTCGAAAAACAACATATCGCACCCACGCTTACAGCGAACACCGCCCGCGCGAAAGTTGACGGCATAGGCAACAATATCTCATTTACTGTTTATGGCACCGTGTACAGCTTTACAACGTCCGCATTTTTTTATGATGCTGAGGGAATAGCGGCCGCGCCGTCAATCGACTTAACGGCCCGTGGCGAGGGCTGGGACAAGGGGAAATTTAGTCGATAGTAAAAATCCCTTGCAGTCGGGTCAATGACCCGATTAGCCGAGTGTAGTGAAGATCTAACTGCGTACAAGTAAAGGGTAACTTGAAAAGCCCGCTCAACCAGTTGGTCTGCGGGCTGTGTAGTATTACCGGGTTCATTGCTGACTGAAATTATTTGACTAACTAATGACTAGCAGTTGAATCAACGCTTTTTCGGTGGTGGAGAAACCTGTTGTGTATGTTGAGTTTGGCTTGGTGGTTGATACCCGTTATTTTGCTGGTTTGGTCTACTAGTTGGTTGGTGACCCTTGTTCACTGGTTGCCAGCCGTCATTGGCAAACCCTGGTTTGTTGACTGGTTTTTCTTCAGACATTTTTCGTCTCTCTATTACTGGTTGTAGGTACTTGCAACTTAATAAACTCAACACTTTCGATTTCATTAGTCAATATTATAATGCCTAATGTATCGGTCAGTTCATGATCGAAGTCGCCATCGCTATCCAAAGCCCAATGTTTTTCTAAGTAGAGTTGCTCTGGTTCAGGCCTGCTTGATGCAAAAGAGTTGTAGCTATATAAACCGCCATATTTTTTCCCATTTTTAAGTGTTACTAAAACCCAGCAACATTGGTTCGTTGAGAAAAAATAGTCCCAGGCACGACCCATGGGATGAGGGAGTATCTGCCTGATTCGATTGTTCTGTCGAATCTTCAGCAGGAGTATGGGTAAAAGAACAGGAATAATCACTAGGACTGAGAGATAAAAAATATAATACCAAAATGGATGCGAATCGATAATCTTATTTGTTTCAATGAAATAAATGGGTATCAGCAAAAAGGAATAGTTAATGCAACTGTATGAAACTACATCAATAAGCATTTTGGAAGTGTCGTTATCTGCGGCTGGATGGAAGAGCCGATAAACTCTCATGCTGATGAAGCCTGGCATAATAAAAAGTACGAATAAAAGTAGTTTACCTTTTTCAAGTACGTCCACAGTCGTTCCTTCAGGGGGTAAAATTTCTTGAATGGCTAAAAGTAAGGATTATAGCCTTTCTTCTGAAGCTCTAGCATCAACACTCTGCTTGTTTTTTAGACAATGTAAGCAGGTTTCTAAATGATGTTGAGACTTTTTTTACATTCTTTGCACTTGATGAAGACCATGTAAATCACTTTTTGTGTATCTGAGCCGTGAGCCATTCCCCGGTAAGGGAGAATGTAAGGGAGAATGTAAGGGGACAAAAAGGGGACAATGGGTGTAGAAATAAAAACCACTCAGTGGGTGAGTGGCTTAATCATATGATTCTAAAGCTAAAATTTGGTGGCCCCTGCTGGACTTGAACCAGCGACCAAGCGATTATGAGTCCCAAACTTAAACCTTATAAAACAATAAGTTACTTTAATTTCAACACCTTGCGCCGTCGAATAGTGTGGAATATGAAAGCATAGTGAATAGGTTTGCTGCCATTTTGCTGCCATCAAATAAGATTTAAGGGATTTAACTCCACAGCTTCTGTTAGATGGTCTGGGGCGAAATGAGCATAGCGCATCGTCACCTTAATATCAGTGTGTCCAAGGATACGCTGCAGTACAAGAATGTTGCCCCCGCGCATCATAAAGTGGCTTGCAAATGTGTGCCGTAGAACGTGTGACAGCTGCCCGTCAGGTAGTTCAATCCCCGCTCGCTTAATCGCCCCACGAAACGCAGAATAGCACCCCGTAAAGACTGGTTTGGAAGTTCTTACTTTTGGAAGTATTTCGTAAAGCTCATCACTTATTGGAACGGCGCGGTTTTTCTTGCCCTTGGTTTTGATATAGGTGATTTTGCCGGGGCTGATTTGCTTGCCTGTAAGTGACTCCGCCTCGCCCCATCGTGCGCCGGTTGCAAGGCATATTTTGACGATGGTTACTAAATCAACCGCTTTACTTTTCTCACACTCTGCCAGCAGTTGCTTGACTTCTTCGACTGTTAGCCAGGCCAGCTCTGCCTCATCAATTTTAAATTCCCGGACGTTTTCGAGCGGATTGGGCGCACTCCAGTCATCAAGTCTTTTCAGTTCGTTGAACATGGCGCGGAAGTACGCCAGCTCAAGATTGACGGTACGGGGCGTCACTGCTTTTACCCGATCGGAACGTGTAATTTTCCCGCTTAAACGTTGTTCACGGTAGGTTGCAAAAAGTTTGGCGTTAAATTCAGTGGCGAGAGGGTTTCCCATAGCAAAGCAGGCAAATTCCATTGCACCCTTACGCTTGAGGCCATCAGAGAGTGTAACGCCATGAGCGTTGAACCAAGTTTCAACAAGGTCAGTAACTCGCCGCTTATCTGCTTTTTCCCCCAGCCAGGGCTTGTCCTGCGCTTGATCCTTAATGTGGCGCTCAAAGGCCATGGCTTCCCCCTTGGTGGCGAATTGGCGACGGATGCGCCGCCCATCCCTACCGTTGGGGAAGACCTGAGCCTGCCATTTACCATTAGCGAGTTTTGTTACAGCCACGTTTTTTACCTTTGCGTGATTAACTCTTTAGCAAATATTGATAAACCGGGCTTACCTTCTTCAAGGTAACAGCACTTTTCAAACGCTTTGCTCCATTCACCATTGGCGGACATTAACTGGTCTTCATTCAATATATTGCCGTGTTTGCGGAGTAAATTTATTGCCTGCTTTTTTGTAATGCTAAAATCATATTTATCTTCCGTCATATACTCAACCTTTCGAGGCTGGGGAGTAATTGAAATCGGTAATACTGTGACTTTGACTCTGTTTGCAGGCGTTTGGTACAAAGTACGATATGCTGCGTAAATGGCTGCCTTGTCTGATTCGTACTTAATATCTTTCGTTGAACTTCCTGATAAAGTGCGCGGCGAGATTTGGATGTGTAAAGGCTTTTCAGACAAAATTTTGAAAGATGGAAAATCCTTACCGCCTACGGTATAAGTTGGATAATCATTATAGTTTTCCATCAAGTCATTAATGTTTTTGAATTGTTCAGGTGCTGCTATTGCAGCAAATGATGACAAAATTAAAACGCCTGTGACTAAAACTCTCATTTATTCTCCTTACGATATTTAATATCAGTCCACGTTATCTATTTTGCTTGCCACTTTCCCTAAAACTTTTACATCAGAGGCCGCACACTCAAATGATGCAGGACCATTTTCTACACGAACTCGCCCGCCAGGCAGACGGTAAACCTGTCTGATGCTCGCAAAGCCATCTATCTCAATCAGCCAAGTGCCGTCATTGATTTCATCTTTACATTCACTGACGAGATAAGTCGTCGATTCAAATTTGACAAGAAACGGATCTGTGGTGTTTTGAGGAATTAGGCGTAGGTCATAACGAATCGTGGCTGCGGTGTTTAAAACCCCATTTGTGATTTCATTTAATTGCAAAGTCAATCCATGATCTTCATTTGGCATAGCTTCCGGGGTGCCCTTACCAGTAGTTAGCCAAAGCAAGGGTATACCTGTGTCCAGATGGCAGGCTATAAGCCAGTCATGTGGGAAAGTGTCACGCATCCAGCGGTTAGCCATTGTGCTTTGAGATACGCCGAGATGATCACATAGAGCTTGCCTTGTGCTAAATCCATAAGCTTGCAGAATGCGTGTTATGGCCTCTCTCCCACCATTTTGTGATGAAAAATTGAACTTTGAAATCACACTAGGGGTTTCTTTTGTGTTTGACATATCTCAATTGTGATCCTATTATCGGTTTTGTGGTGTTCGGTATATGTGCGAATACATCCGAATAGTGAAGTTTTTAAACACAAACTGAGGAATAGTGCATCATGAAAAGTAATTTTTCAATGCGCCCAGCATCAACCTTGTGGTATCTGAGCCATTCATCACACTGGATGAGTTCTGTCGCCGTACTGGCTATAAGCCAAGCTATGCCCGTCAAATGATCCGGGAAAACCGCCTGCCTATCAGGAAGAAAGCCGGAGTTAACAGCCTTATCGAAATCAACATGTTCGCGTTAACGATGGAAGCGGCCCAAGGCTGCGAAGTCGCAATGCAAGCCTGATAGTTCCATTTTGGGATAGAAAAGGATTTACATCATGTTTGATTATCGTGTTTCCAAACATCCGCATTTTGACGAAGCCTGCCGGGCTTTTGCGCTGCGTCACAACATGGCGAAGCTGGCAGAACGTGCGGGAATGAACGTCCAGACGCTGCGTAACAAACTGAACCCGGAGCAACCGCATCAGCTCACCCCTTCGGAAATCTGGATGCTTACCGATCTTACTGAGGACTCCACGCTGGTTGACGGTTTTCTGGCTCAGATTCACTGCCTGCCATGCGTACCGATGAACGAAGTGGCAAAAGAGAAGCTGCCGCATTACGTCATGAGCGCTACTGCTGAAATCGGACGTGTTGCTGCCGGTGCCGTATCGGGCGATGTGAAAACCACTGCAGGCCGCCGCGATGTTATCAGCAGCATAAATTCTGTTACTCGTCTGATGGCACTGGCTGCCGTTTCGATGCAGGCGCGTTTGCAAGCTAACCCGGCGATGGCAAGCGCGGTGGATACCGTGACGGGCCTCGGCGCTTCGTTCGGTCTGATCTGAGGTGGTTATGCTGACTAAAGAACCATCTTTCGCGTCACTTCTCATAAAGCAAAGCCCGGCAATGCACTACGGTCATGGCTGGATCATGGGGAAGGATGGCAAACGCTGGCACCCGTGCCGCTCTCAGGATGAACTGCTGGCTGACCTGTCCACAACCAAACAGGGGAAATCATGGCTATTGAAGGCGCTACGGCGACTGTTCCATTAAGCCCCGGTAAACGCCTGGACGGACTGAACCATATTGCGGAATTGAGGGCTAAAGTGTTTGGTCTGAATATTGAGCCGGAGCTTGAAAGGTTTATTAAAGATATGCGCGATCCACGCGACGTAAATAATAAACAGAATGAGCGGGCACTGGCAGCCATTTTTTATATGGCAAAAATTCCGGCAGAACGTCACGGCGTCAATATTAGTGATCTGACTACTGACGAAAAGCGGGAACTGGTGAAAGCAATGAATCATTTTCGTGCAGTGGTGAGCTTATTTCCAAAGCGGCTAACCATGCCGAATTAACCCACAACAGAAATTAATGGCGTAAACCCGCCGGGCTTCTTATTGCCCAAATTCAGGAGAAACAACGATGCGAAATATTGAAACCCGTACCACTAAAACCGGACCAGATGATGCTGGACTCAACCTGCTGCTGACTGAGGCACGCAAAGAAGAACGCCGTGGACGCGCAGATGTGATGGCTGCACGTCTGGACTCTTTGGCAGCCCGTATCGTGTCACGTCAGCTTAACCATACAGAAGCGGCTGAGTTGCTGCGTCAGGAAGCGGTGAAGATTCAGAACGAAGCGCAGGAGATCCACTGATGGCTGATTCTATGGACCTCGGACAGCAGCGCGTTGAAGAAGAGCGCCAGCGCCACATCCACACCGCCCGCAATAAAACGCCGGGCGTTTCCCGTGTTCTCTGCATTGATTGCGATGCACCGATCCCGCCAGCACGCCGCCGCGCCATTCCGGGCGTGCAGTGCTGCGTCACCTGTCAGGAAATCGCAGAGCTGAAAGGCAAACACTACAATGGAGGTGCTGTATGAGCACCATCCTGAAATGGGCGGGAAATAAAACCGCCATCATGCCGGAACTGATTAAGCACCTTCCTGCTGGCCCGCGACTGGTTGAACCTTTCGCGGGTTCATGCGCTGTAATGATGGCGACAGACTATCCTCATTATCTTGTCGCGGATATTAATCCCGATCTTATCAATCTCTATAAAAAAATTGCCCTTGATTGTGAAGCTTTCATATCACGCGCAAAAAATATTTTTGCGATTGCGAATAGAGAAGTGGCTTATTACAACATTAGGCATGAATTTAATCATTCCTCTGAAATTACTGATTTCATGAAAGCAGTATATTTCCTTTATCTGAATCGTCATGGTTATCGTGGGCTGTGCCGCTATAACTTGAGCGGTCATTTTAATGTCCCTTACGGTAATTATAAAAATCCGTATTTTCCTGAAAATGAGATACGCGCTTTTGCAGAAAAGGCTCAACGCGCAACGTTTATCTGTGCCAGCTATGACGAAACACTGGCGCTGCTGCGGACGGGTGATGTTGTTTATTGTGACCCACCATACGATGGCACGTTTACCGATTATCACACTGCCGGTTTTACGGAGGACGATCAGTATCATCTGGCGTCTATTCTTGAACGCCGGTCATCAGAAGGTCACCCGGTTATCGTGTCCAACAGCGACACGTCCCTGACCCGTTCGCTTTATCGTAATTTTACCCGCCATCGCATCACTGCAAAGCGCAGCATGGGCGTGGCTGCCGGTGATAGTAAGTCCGCAGCGGAAATAATCGCCGTTTCAGGAGCAACACGCTTTAACCGGGTTTATTCTACCCACGGGGATGTGTGCTCGGTTATTTTAGAGGTGCGGGCGTGACGGTAGGCAAGTTCGCGTCCCACAATGTAGCAACCACCGGCGGCTCGAATGAGGCCGCCGTGGCCTTTCCATGGAATAACCCAAAAAAAGCGGTTAATCCATATCTGGACCCGGCGGAAGTTGCGCCGGAGTCTGCGCTTTCAAACCTGATCGCTCTTTACGCTGCGGATAACGAGCAGGAGCAGTTGCGCCGTGAAGCGCTGAGTGATGAGGTCTGGGAGCGCTATTTCTTCAATGAGTCCCGCGATCCTGTCCAGCGCGAAATGGAGCAGGACCGGCTGATTAGTCGTGCCAAAATGGCGCGCGAGCAGCAGCGTTTTAATCCTGATCTGGTCATTCTGGCTGACGTTAACGCCATGCCGCCCCACATCAGCAAGCCTTTGCTGGAACGGATTAAATATTTCCATAGCCTGGGCAGGGCAAAGGCTTATTCCCGCTACCTGCGCGAAACAATCAGGCCGTGTCTTGAGCGGCTGGAGCGCGTGCGTGACAGTCAGGTGTCTGCGTCTTTCCGGTTCATGGCGAGCCATGACGGGCTGGAGGGGCTGCTGGTACTGCCTGAAATGAATCAGGATCAGGTCAAGCGCCTTTCCACGCTGGTTGCGGCACATATGAGCACGTGTCTTGATGCGGCCTGCGGTGATCTGTTTGTCAGTGACGATGTTAAACCAGAAGAAATCCGCCAGGCATGGGAAAGGGTTGCTGCAGAAGCCATGCGCCTTGAGGTCATCCCGCCAGCGTTTGAACGGTTACGCCGCAAAAAGCGCCGCCGCAAGCCGGTGCCTTATGAACTGATCCCACCATCGCTGGCGCGTATGCTGTGCGCGGACTGGTGGTATCGCAAACTGTGGCAGATGCGCTGCGAGTGGCGGGAGGAACATCTGCGCGCCGTCTGCCTGGTCAACAAAAAAGCGTCCCCGTATGTCAGCTATGAAGCCGTGATCCACAAACGCGAGCAGCGCCGCAAATCGCTGGAGTTCTTCCGCTCGCATGAGCTGGTCAACGAAGACGGCGACACGCTGGACATGGAAGACGTGGTGAACGCCAGCAACAGCAACCCGGCACACCGCCGTAATGAAATGATGGCCTGTGTTAAGGGACTGGAGCTGATCGCGGAAATGCGCGGAGACTGCGCAGTGTTTTATACCATCACCTGCCCGTCACGCTTCCACGCAACCCTCAACAACGGCAGACCTAATCCGAAGTGGACCAGTGCCACTGTCCGGCAGAGCAGTGACTACCTGGTTGATACGTTCGCCGCTTTCCGCAAGGCAATGCACAAGGCCGGGCTGCGCTGGTATGGCGTCCGCGTTGCAGAGCCGCACCATGACGGCACCGTGCACTGGCATCTTCTGTGCTTCATGCGCAAAAAAGACCGCCGTTCCATCACCGCGCTGCTGCGTAAGTTTGCCATCCGTGAAGACCGCGAGGAGCTGGGCACCAATACCGGGCCGCGCTTCAAGTCCGAGCTTATCAACCCGCGCAAGGGTACGCCGACCAGCTATATCGCCAAATACATCAGCAAGAACATCGACGGGCGCGGGCTGGCTAAAGAAATTAGCAAAGAAACAGGCAGATCACTGCGTGACAGCGCCGAGCATGTCAGCGCCTGGGCGTCACTGCACCGTGTCCAGCAATTTCGCTTCTTTGGCATTCCGGGGCGTCAGGCATACCGCGAGCTGCGCTTGCTGGCTGGTCAGGCGGCGAGAGTGCAGGGCGAACGCAAAGCGGGTGAGCCGGTACTGAATAATCCGCGTCTGGATGCGGTGCTGGCGGCGGCTGATGCGGGCTGCTTTGCCACCTACATCATGAAGCAGGGCGGTGTGCTGGTTCCCCGCAAACATCACCTTGTCCGCACGGCATATGAGCTTAACGACGAGCCGAGCGCCTACGGCGATCACGGTATCCGTATCTATGGCATCTGGTCCCCGATTGCGGAGGGCAAGATTTGCACGCACGCGGTGAAGTGGAAAAAGGTTCGTAAGGCCGTTGACGTTCAGGAGGCGGCAGCCGACCAGGGCGCTTGCGCCCCTTGGACTCGTGGCAATAACTGTCCCCCTGTTGAAAATCTGAACAAATCAGGGGGTGATTTACCTGATATTAAAACCATGGATGAGAAGGAGCTGCAGGAATATCTCCACAACATGGGCCAGAAGGAACGGCGGGAGCTGACAGCCAGGTTAAGGCTGGTAAAACCGAAGCGGAAAAAAGCATACAAACAGACTATTTCGGATCAGCAGCGCCTGCAGCTTGAGGCAGAGCTGAGTTCAAGAGGGTTCGATGGCAGCGAGTCAGAGATTGACCTGCTTCTGCGCGGCGGCAGTATTCCGTCAGGTGGAGGGCTACGTATTTTTTACCGCAACCACCGCCTGCAGGAAGATGACAAATGGCGTCAGTGGTACTGATGCCGCAGCTTTAACAATTCTTGCTCTTATTGATTCGCATCAGAGCGATCTAATTGACAGATAAAAAACGGTTTACATTCGCAAATTCCTACTATACTGTAATTATAAACAGTGGATATATATACAGTTATTGTATGTCCGAGGTAGTGATAGGAGGGAAAATGCAGGATTATCTTTTGGAGTCATTGAAGCTCCAGCGCATTGATTTTTTTATCAAGCTTGTAGCGGCTAGTGAGTGCAGCGACGAAGAAAAGCGGCTGGCTATCCAGTGGGTGTCCGAACTGACCGACGAGCTGATGGCGAAAATCCGCAGCCATGAATACTGTCGGTCGATGGACGTAACCAGTTAAGGGGAATCTGTATGCGCATTGAAATAATGATCGATAAAGAGCAGAAGATTAGCCAGGCTACACTGGACGCCCTTGAATCCGAGCTTTACCGTAATTTGCGCCCTCTGTATCCCAAAACAGCAATTCGTATCCGTAAGGGCAGCGCCAACGGCGTTGAGCTGAGCGGGTTAAAACTGGATGAAGACAAAAAGCGGGTGATGGAAATAATGCAGCAGGTCTGGGAGGACGACAGCTGGTTACATTAGTGAACGTTGCGGACGATAAAACTGGTTTTTACCGTCCGCAAGGTTGAACAACGAGCTATGCGAGGCGTTAGTGCTGTTATGCATGTCTATGCCGCATGAAATCGCATGATCGTTTGAGGATCGTTTTTGCTGAGGCCCGCCAGGAATGGCGGGCTTTTGCTTATGTCATGCAGGTGCATGAAAACCACTACACAAAGCGGGCAGGCGTGGCGGGGATACGAGCGCGCGCAACGGGGTGAAATGGTAAAAATCCGGCGCAATCTCCGGCACGCTGGCGGCTTCAATCGGTGAGGGTGAGGGAATGGCAGCAAAAAAGAAGCGCCCCGCAGAATGCTGCCGGGGCGCTGTGAGAGGCGGTCTTGTTGTCGTGGTGCGGTGGGTCAGTCGTTGCGCTTGTCTTCTGTCAGTCCCAGCGTGTACGGCTCAAAGCGGATCACTTCTTCGCCCAGCCAGTCATTAAGCTCCTGCAGTCGCTTCTGCAGCGGCATCAGCTCGTTGCGGACAAAGACGCGGCTGGCCTTTTCCACATCACCAAAGCCGCCGGTATTGTTGGGAATAATGCCCATCATCTGCGGCGGTACGCGGTGCGCTGCCATCATGTCATCGCGGCTCACGTTCTTGATGTTCAGAAACTCATCTTTCGCCGCAACCTCTGATAACGGGATGATCTGGATGCCGTCCTTTTTGCCGTTGGGCGAATACATAAACAGGTTGCGGAAGTTGCCCGGCCCTTTGGCGCTTTTCATTGCCTGGCGGATATTGTTCACGTCCTCCTGATTCTGTGCTGCGTCGGTCATGTACATGATGAAACCCGCGTGGCTGCCGTTGATGTAATACTTCCGGCGGAACAGCGTTGCGGACTCGTTGAGCAGGGTTGACGGAATGGCTGAGAGATAGCCGGGCAGCCCGTAAATCTCCTGGTTAATATCCGGCTCAAGCAGATGAAAGATGTTGCCCTGCGTAAATTCATAGGGCTGCGTGGTCAGGCCATACTGCACAAACCAGTAGGTGTCGAGATCCACGCCGCGCCGTGTGTACTTCGCCAGTGCTGGCTCAAGTGAGAGAACGCCGCCGAGCCGGTTGGTGCGTTTTTCCAGATAGGCGTTACCGAACACCAGATAGTCCTGAAAGAAACGGGCAAAAGCCTGCTGGCTGAGCAGGCGGTGCGGGATGTAGGTACTGCTGAGAATGTCACGCTTAACGGCAATCGGTGAGCTGTGATGCACAGCGGCGCGATAGGTCCGCGCCAGCCCGTCAAAGCTTACCGGCGGCTCATACCAGCGGTCCATCTGCACGCATTCCACGTAGTCCAGCAATTCGCGTCGGTCTAACACCGGCACCGGGTCGCCAAAGCTGAACGCCTCAGCTGCAGCGCCGCCTGATTTAGCGTTGTGATCTACCGCTGCGCGGTTATTCTTGTTTTTACGTTTGATCATGCCGCCTGCTCCTTGTCAGCCTGGGGCCATTCGCACATAAACAGCATTTTCCAGTCCTTTGCTGATAATTCTTTTTTCATGTCATTCAGCCATCCATCATCAAAAAGCGTGGCTCCGGTTGCGAGCGTTGCCCCGGATGCAGCAGCGTCATCAGCCGTAAAGGTCATGCTGGTTGTACTGTTGCGGGCGATCAGCTTCTTGTATTCCCGCCATGCTTCCGGGCTGGGGCTTGGGGTGGTGTAGTAGGTGGCGTGATAGCGCGCGTGCATGGACAGGCCCTTGGCGAGCGCAATCATATTTTTCGGGGAGTCAGCCCAGGCATACTCTGAAACGTAGACATTCCCGTGAAGCGCGGCGCAGTGGCTTTCTGGCCCGACAAAATAAATAACCGCACCGTTTGGTAGTTCAAAATGCGCTTTACCTGATTTTATTTTCCCAAGATGCGTCCAGGCTGCGGCCTCATCTAAAAAAGCTGACATATAGTTTTTGACGGTCAGGGCTGATGCCGGATTGCAGCCCAGAAAAATCTGGTTGCGTCCGGTATGCAGTGCATCGTTCAGGGCTTCGTAGGCAAAAAAGAAATCTGCGCCAGCCTGACGCATTTTTGTAAGCACGCGGTTTCTGCTGCGTGCGCCACTGTTCCATTCATGCTGGTAAGCAAAGAAAGGGCGATCTACAGGCAGGCTGGCGGTAGTCATGAGGTTAGTTGGGGTTGAGTGCATCAGAAAATCTCCACAATGTTGCTGGTATTGGCGGCTTCGCCCTGCAGCGGTTCGTTAAACAGTGCGTGCATCGTTGCCCAGGCCAAATCTGCGTGGCTGGCTTCTTCGCTGCGGCTGGCTTCATAGGTAGGGCGGTTGCCGCTGGCGGTAGTTGCGCGGCGGATAGCCATAAAGGACTGCGCAATGTCGGTGTGTCCTGCGTCAAACTCCAGACGGCGGTGGCTGATAATGTCGTATGCCTTGAGCACCAGGGCGTTTTTGACGTTAGGGTTGTAGACAAACTCCCGCACGGCAGGAAAGAACGCTTTCACGTTCTCGTAGACACCGTGACCGACGCCGGTAGAGTCGATGCCGATATAGGTCACGTTGTACTGTTGCGTCAGTTTTTTAATGGCGTCAGCCTGGGCGCGGAAATCCATCCCGCGCCACTGGTGCCGCTCAAGAATGCGGAACTTGCCACCCGGCACGGTTGGCGGTGCCACCACCACGCACCCGGCGCTGTCACCGTTCTGCGTGCCTTTCGCCGGGTCGTATCCGATCCAGACTTCGCGCCAGCCAAAAGGGCGCAGCGCCAGCGCCTGAAAATCGGACCAGACTTCCCAGCTGTCCACCATGCACGCCTGCAGCTCGCTGAGCGGGAACACTGACGCCAGATCGTCAATAAATTCGCACATCAGCAGGTTCTGGTATTCGTCCGGGCTGTACTCCATGCGCAGCTGGTCGAGGTCGAACAGATTACAGCCGCCGCGCACCGCATCTTCCACGGTGACGATCTGGCGATACTGTCCGTCCGGGCAGAGCACGCCGCGCGCAAGGTTGCTGTGGGTCAGGTCAATATCCACTTTGTCTGCTTTGGCGCGGCCCCGGTTGAACAGCGCGCCGGACCAGAACGGATAGGCGCTGTGGGTCAGGCTGGACGGCGTGGAGAAGTAGGTTTGTCGCCATTTCTTGTGAATGGCCATACCGGAAGCAACCTTGCGCAGCTCCTGGAATTTCGGTATCCAGAAATATTCATCAAGGTACAGGTTGCCGTGGTAGCTCTGCGCCGTGCGGGCGTTGGTGCCGAGGAAGTACAGGCACGCGCCGTTGCTGAGGGTCATCGGGTCGCCTTTCAGCTCAACATCCACCTCTTTTGCAAAGTCGATGATGTACTGCTTAAAAACGTGCGCCTGCGCCTTACTGGCTGAGAGAAAAATCTGGTTGCGCCCCGTGGTGATGGCGTCAATCAGCGCTTCGCGAGCAAAAAAGTATGTTGCCCCGATCTGGCGTGATTTAAGCAGGTTGCGAATGCGGTGTTTTACGCCCGCCTGCCACCAGTGGCGCTGATATTCAAACATGCCGTTGCGGAAGATTTCCTCCAGCTTTTCGGTCTGTTCATCGGTAAAAACATTCTTTTCTGGCTGCCTGCGCGGGCCTTTGTTACGGTTGGCGACGTTCGGGTTTAAGTCAGCTTCGTTCCCGCCATCGTTAAATTTACCGATCCGGGCGTGGCGCTCTGACTGGCGCGCCAGCAGGTCAATTTCCTTGAAGTCTTTCCCTTCTTTCTGCTCCTTCATAATGAGCTGGCAGTAACGTGCGGCGGTGGTGAGCTGCATCTGATCCAGCGGCCCATAGTCGCCCCATTTGTCGCGCTTCTTCCAGCTGTGAACGGTTGCAACTTTCTCGCCCAGCATTTCAGCAATGCGGGCTACGCGGTATCCCTGAAAGTACAGCAGCATGGCCTGCCGACGGGGATCGAGGTCTGCGGGGGTCAGTGTCGTGTTCATGGCCCAAACATACGGCCTTGCCTGACGGCTTTCCCCGGCTGCGGTTTGTGTGGTTTACCGTACAAGTGCCGCGCGTTGTTTCACTCCCCCCATCACCGCAAACATAAGGCTCCAGTAAGTTTTTTTCTAACGGAGCACGGCTCATGACAGTGAAAGCAAAGCGTTTCCGTATCGGGGTGGAAGGTGCCACCACTGACGGGCGCGAAATCCAGCGTGAATGGCTGGTACAGATGGCTGCCAGCTACAACCCGACGGTCTATACCGCGCTGATTAACCTTGAGCACATCAAGTCTTATCTGCCGGACAGTACCTTTAACCGCTACGGCAGGGTGACGGGGCTGGTTGCAGAAGAAATCAAGGACGGGCCGCTGGCGGGCAAGATGGCGCTTTATGCCGATATCGAACCCACGGACGCCCTGGTGGAACTGGTGAAGAAAGGCCAGAAGCTTTTCACCTCCATGGAGGTCAGCACGAAGTTTGCTGACACCGGCAAAGCCTACCTTGTGGGGCTGGGGGCGACGGACGATCCGGCGAGCCTTGGCACCGAAATGCTGGCATTCAGCGCCAGCGCCGCGCATAACCCGCTGGCGAACCGTAAGCAGAACCCTGAAAACCTGTTTTCGGAAGCGGTTGAAACGCTGATTGAACTGGAAGAAGCCCAGGACGAAAAGCCGTCCCTCTTTGCCCGCGTCACCGCGCTGTTCACCAAAAAAGAGCAGACCGATGAGGCGCGTTTCTCCGATGTACATAAAGCCGTGGAACTGGTCGCCACCGAGCAGCAGAACCTGAGCGAACGCACTGATAAAGCCCTGTCAGAACAGGACAAGCGCCTTTCTGAGCTGGAGTCCTCCCTGCAGGAGCAGCAGGTCGCCTTTGCCGAGCTTGAGAAAAAGCTGAGCAGCGAAGACAGTCGTAAAGACTACCGCCAGCGCGCGCCGGGCGGTGACGCACCGGCAGGCACCCTGACCAATTGCTGATGGAGCATAAAACCCGATGAAAAAGAAAACCCGCTTTGCCTTTAACGCTTACCTGCAGCAGCTGGCGCGCCTGAACGGTGTGGAAGTGGAAGAACTCTCCAGTAAGTTCACTGTGGAGCCGTCCGTGCAGCAGACGCTGGAAGACCAGATCCAGCAGTCCGCCGCTTTCCTGACGCTGATTAACATCACGCCGGTCACTGAGCAGTCCGGGCAGTTGCTGGGGCTGGGCGTTGGCAGCACCATTGCCGGAACCACCGATACCACCACCAAAGAGCGCGAGCCTACCGATCCGACGCTGATGGAAGACGTGGAATACAAATGCGAGCAGACCAACTTTGATACGGTACTGACCTACGCAAAACTGGACCTGTGGGCCAAGTTCCAGGACTTCCAGGTGCGTATCCGCAACGCCATCGTCAAGCGTCAGGCGCTGGACCGCATCATGATCGGCTTTAACGGCGTGAAGCGCGCCAAAACCTCCAATCGTGCTGAAAACCCGCTGCTGCAGGACGTCAATAAAGGCTGGCTGCAGAAAATCCGCGAAGACGCGCCGGATCACGTCATGGGCAGCACAACAAAAGACGGCGCAACAACTGCAGGCGCGATCAAGGTGGGTAAGGGGGGCGACTATGCCAACCTGGACGCCGTGGTGATGGATGCCGTCAACGAGCTGATCGACGCGGTTTATCAGGATGATGACGATCTGGTTGTCGTCTGCGGACGTGAACTGCTGTCTGACAAGTATTTCCCGCTGGTCAACAAAGAGCAGGACAACAGCGAGAAAATCGCCGCCGATCTGATCATCAGCCAGAAACGTATGGGCGGCCTGCAGGCTGTGCGCGCGCCTTACTTCCCGGCAAATGCCCTGCTGATCACCCGTCTGGATAACCTGTCTATCTACTGGCAGGAAGACACCCGCCGCCGTTCTGTTATCGACAACCCTAAACGTGACCGGATTGAAAACTTTGAATCCGTCAACGAGGCGTATGTGGTCGAGGACTACCGCTGCGCGGCGCTGGTTGAAAACATTGAAATCGGTGATTTCAGCGCGCCTGCCGCACCGGAAGGTGGGGAATAACGCATGAGCCTGAGCCCCGCACGGCAGCACCGCCTGCGCATTCAGGCCGAACAGGCCGCCCGTGAGGGCGGCAGTGTTCGCCATGCGTCGGGCTATGACCTGATGCTGCTGCAACTGGCAGAAGACCGCCGCCGCCTCAAGGGCGTCCAGTCCACGGTGAAAAAGGCGGAAATCAAGGTGGAACTGCTGCCGAAATATTCCGCCTGGGTGGACGGCGTGCTGGCTGCCGGAGGTGCGCAGCAGGATGACGTGCTGATGTACGTGATGCTGTGGCGTATTGACGCCGGTGATTATGCCGGTGCGCTGGAAATCGGGCGTCATGCGCTCCGTCATGGCTGGGTGATGCCGCTGGGCAACCGTAACGCGCAGACCGTACTGGCAGAAGAAATGGCAGACGCGGCGCAAAACGCTCTGCTAGCCGCAGCCGGTTTTGATGCCGATCTGCTTTTGCAGACGCTGGAGCTGACAACCGATCTGGATATGCCGGATCAGTCGCGGGCGCGCCTGCATAAAGCCATCGGCGCTGTATTGAGCGAAAGCAATCCGGCATCTGCCCTGAATCACCTTACCCATGCGCTGCAGCTCGATCCCCGCTGCGGTGTAAAAAAAGAAAAACAGCAGCTGGAGCGCAGACTGCGCAATGACAGCCGCTAAAGAACGTGCCCCGCGCACGGGCGGCACGGGGTGGCGAAAGGCACTGCCACATCAAAACCCCGTCCACCGCCCACTTATTCAGGAGAAAGCCGCATGAAGTTTGTTGCGCCAGAGCAGGCACCGGAACAGGCGGAGGTCATCAAAAATACGCCGTTCTGGCCTGATGTGGACCTGTCGGAATTTCGCAGTGTGATGCGCACTGACGGCACGGTGACGCAGCCGCGTTTAAAGCAGGTCGTGCTGACGGCTATTTCTGAGGTTAACGCTGAGCTGTACGACTTTCGCAACCGTCAGCAGATGCTGGGCTGGCGGACACTTGCAGATGTACCGGAGGAAATGCTGGACGGCAAAAGCGAGCGCATCCAGCACTACCACAACGCCGTTTTTTGCTGGGCGCGCGCCGTGCTCAATGAGCGTTATCAGGACTATGACGCCACAGCGTCAGGCGTGAAGCGAGGGGAGGAGCTGGCGGAGGCCAGTGGCGATCTGTGGCGTGATGCCCGCTGGGCCATCAGCCGGGTGCAGGATGCACCGCACTGTACGGTGGAGCTTATTTGATGAAAGTGCGTGCGCATCAGTATGACACGGTGGACGCGCTTTGCTGGCGTCATTACGGGCGCACGCAGGGTGTCACTGAGCAGGTTCTGCAGGCAAATCCGGGGCTGGCTGAGTACGGCCCATTTTTACCGCACGGGCTGCAGGTGGAGCTGCCGGACATTACGGCGTCAACCACGGCGCAGACCGTCCAGCTATGGGACTGAATTATGACGCTTGAACGAATCAGCGCCTTTATCACTTACTGCATCGCCGTGCTGCTGGCATGGCTGGGCGATCTGTCGCTCAAGGATGCGTCAACGGTTGGCGGCGTACTGATTGGTGTGCTGATGCTGGCTATCAACTGGTACTACAAACACCAGTCTTTCAAATTGTTACGTGGCTGCAAGATTTCTCGGGGGGAATATGAATCCTTCAATCGTTAAGCGCTGCCTTGTCGGGGCGGTGCTGGCTATCGCCGCCACGCTGCCCGGTTTCCAGTCGCTTAATACCTCCGTTGAGGGGCTGAAACTGATCGCCGATTACGAGGGATGCCGCCTGCAGCCTTATCAGTGCAGCGCGGGCGTGTGGACTGACGGGATCGGTAATACGTCCGGTGTGGTGCCGGGAAAGACCATCACGGAACGGCAGGCGGCGCAGGGACTTATCACCAATGTGCTGCGCGTGGAGCGGGCACTGGATAAATGTGTGGTGCAGCCGATGCCGCAAAAGGTCTATGACGCGGTGGTGTCATTTGCTTTCAATGTGGGCACCGGCAACGCCTGCAGCTCCACGCTGGTTAAGTTGCTGAACCAGCGGCGCTGGGCGGATGCCTGCCATCAGCTGCCGCGCTGGGTATATGTCAAAGGTGTGTTTAATCAGGGGCTGGACAACCGCCGCGCGCGGGAAATGGCCTGGTGCTTAAAAGGAGTATAGCGAAATGAAATGGTTAAAAAGTTACTGGCTGCCGCTCTCGGTTCTGGCGCTCCTTGTGATGGTTGATGTGAATTTCCCCGCATCTCATGCGCTTTTCCCACTGGCGCTGGTTATGTGGTTTGAGTATGCCGCATTTTCACTGGTCTGTTTTGCTGGTTTGTACTCCTGCACCCTGACGGGGAGTGACCGGCTACGCGTCCGTCAGTTGCTGAGCAGGGTGCTGGGGCTAATGGATAAAGTACCTCTCACCTGGTATCAGCGTCTCGCTCTTGCCTTTGTCATGTTGCTTGCCGGATGGAAACTCACGGGGATGGTGTGTGTTTTTACAATAGCCATGAGCTTAGCAATAAAAGATGAGCTAAAGGCACTGCGGGAATGAATCGTTTACTGGCAGTGGTTCTGGCGCTGGCACTTGCGGCGCTGGGCTGGCAGTCGTGGCGGCTAAACAATGCCAGCCACACCATCGAGACGCAGGGCGTGGCGCTGAAAAGCAAAACGCAGGAGCTGACGAAGAAAAACAGCCAGCTGATCGGCCTGTCCATTCTGAACGAAACCAACAGCCGTGCGCAGACGCGACTTTATGCGACAGCGGAACAGACCACCGCACTGCTGCGAAGCCGCCAGCGCCGGATCGAGGAACTGAAACGTGAAAACGAGGATTTGCGCCGCTGGGCTGACACTCCTTTGCCTGCTGACATTATCCGGCTGCGGGGGCGTCCAGTCCTCGCCGGAGGTGCAGCTTACCGTGAGTGGCTGTCCCAGAGTGACGCAGTGCCGCCTGGAAAGGTCAGCGCCGCGCAGTAACGGCGATCTGAATACGGTGCTGGATGAAACCGAGGCCGCCTGGGCGGTCTGTGCTGACAAAGTGGACACGATTATTGCGTGTCAGGAGCGAGACAGTGAACAAACCGCAGTCCTTACGCAGCGCCCTGAATAAAGCGGTTGCCTATGTCCGGGACAACCCGGACAAGCTGCACCTTTTCGTTGATAACGGCTCACTGGTGGCAACCGGTGCCAGCTCCATGTCATGGGAATACCGCTACACCCTGAACGTGGTGATCGAGGATTTCAGCGGCGACCAGAATCTGCTGATGGCTCCTGTGCTGCTGTGGCTCAGTACCAACCAGCCGGACGCCATCAACAACCCGGATCTGCGCGAAAAACTGTTCACCTTTGAAGTGGATATTCTGCGCAACGATGTGTGCGATATCAGCCTGAACCTGCAACTGACGGAGCGCGTGCTGGTCAGCACTGACGGCAGCGTGTCGAGCGTTGAAGCGGTGCCGGAACCGGAGGAACCCGAAGAAATGTGGACGGTGAAACGTGGATGAGCTGCAGAGGGTGGATGACTGGCTGACGGCGCTGCTGGCAAATCTGGAGCCTGCTGCACGCAGCCGTATGATGCGGCAACTGGCGCAACAGCTGCGCCGGACGCAGCAGCAGAACATCAGGCTGCAGCGTAATCCTGACGGCAGCGGTTATGAGCCGCGCCGGGTGACAGCCCGCAGCAAGAAGGGGCGCATAAAACGCCAGATGTTTGCAAAGCTTCGCACCACAAAATACCTGAAAACCACCGCCAGTGCGGACTCCGCCAGCGTGCAGTTTGATGGCAAGGTGCAGCGCATTGCCCGTGTTCACCATTACGGCCTGCGCGATCGCGTCAGCCGCAAAGGCCCGGAGGTCCGCTACGCTGAGCGCCGCCTGCTGGGCGTGAATGATGAGGTGGAAACCGTCACCCGTGACACCCTGCTGCGCTGGTTGGCGGGGTAATCTTTGTGCCACCGCTGGTACAAGCGCCCGCGCTGCCCCCCTTTTCCCTCTGATGGCAACCTTTCGTTATGAATGCACAACTGACCGAAATCATGCGCCTTATCACCAACCTGATCCGCACCGGCACCGTGACCGAAGTGGACCGGGAAAACTGGCTGTGCCGGGTGAGAGTGGGCGAGCTTGAAACCAACTGGATTAACTGGCTGACGCTGCGTGCCGGTGGTGCCCGTACATGGTGGTGCCCGTCGCCGGATGAGCAGGTGGTGGTGCTGAGCATGGGCGGCAATCTGGAAACTGCTTTTGCGTTGCCAGCCATCTATTCCAATCAGTTTGCGCCGCCGTCGGATTCCGTGGACGGCTGCGTGACGGAGTACCCGGACGGGGGCTGGTTTGAGTATGAACCCGCCACCGGGCGGTGGCATGTCCGGGGTATCAAATCCATGGTGATCGAGGCGGCGGACAGTATCACCCTCAAAACCGGTGAGTTTGTGGTGGAGGCTGACACCACGCGCATTAACAGCAAGGTGGTGATCAATGGCGGCGTCACCCAGGGCGGCGGCGCGATGAGTTCCAACGGGATCGTAGTGGATAAACACGGTCACACCGGCGTTAAGTCCGGCGGCGATACGTCAGGAGGCCCGGTATGACGCTGTATATCGGCATGGGCCAGGGCAACGGCAAGGCCATTACTGATACGGACCATCTGCGCCAGTCAGTGCGGGATATTCTGCTGACCCCGCAGGGCAGCCGGATTGCCCGCAGGGAATATGGTTCCCTACTGTCCGCCCTGATTGACCAGCCGCAGAACCCGGCGCTACGCCTGCAGGTAATGTCTGCGGTCTATGTGGCGCTGAGTCGCTGGGAGCCACGGCTTACGCTGGATTCCATCACCATCAGCAGTAATTTTGACGGCTCCATGGTGGTTGAGCTTACCGGTCAGCGCAACAACGGCGCGCCGGTTTCCCTTTCGGTATCAACAGGAGCAGACAATGGCAGTGATTGACCTTTCCCAGCTGCCCGCGCCGCAGATAGTGGACATGCCGGATTTTGAGACGCTGCTTGCTGAGCGCAAGGCTGCTTTTGTGGCTCTTTATCCGGTTGATGAGCAGGACGCGGTGCGGCGCACGCTGGCGCTGGAATCTGAACCCGTCACAAAGCTGCTGCAGGAAAGCACCTACCGCGAAATCCTTTTGCGCCAGCGTATCAATGAGGCCGCGAAGGCGGTCATGGTGGCGTATGCCATCGGCGGCGATCTCGATCAACTGGCAGCTAACTATAACGTGAAACGCCTGACGGTAACGCCTGCCGATAACGACGCGGTGCCGCCGGTCGCTGCCGTCATGGAAAGCGATGAGGCACTGCGCCTGCGTGTTCCGGCTGCGTTTGAGGGGTTGTCCGTTGCGGGGCCTACGGCGGCCTATGAGTTTCACGCCAAAAGCGCGGATGGGCGCGTGGCAGATGCCAGCGCAACCAGCCCGGCACCGGCGGAGGTGGTGCTTACTGTACTGAGCCGTGAAGGTGACGGTACGGCAGGGGCTGATCTGCTGGCGGTGGTGGAGCAGGCGCTTAACAGCGAGAACGTGCGTCCGGTGGCAGACCGACTGACGGTGCGCAGCGCCGAAATAATCCCGTACAGCGTCGATGCGACGATCTTTCTTTATCCGGGGCCGGAGGCTGAGCCGGTGATGGCGGCAGCAAAAGCCAGCCTGCAGAGGTACATCGCCAGTCAGACGCGGCTGGGCCGTGATATCCGCCGCAGCGCCATTTATGCCGCGCTGCATGTAGAGGGTGTCCAGCGTGTGGAGCTGGCCTCCCCGCTTGCAGATGTTGTGCTGGATAAGACGCAGGCGGCGTCCTGTACGGAATGGAGCGTAACCAACGGGGGCACGGATGAATAGCCTGCTGCCGCCCGGTTCATCGCCGCTTGAGCGCCGACTGGCGCAGACCTGCAGCGGGATTTCCGAACTGCAGGTGCCGCTGCGCGACTTGTGGAACCCGGCAACGTGTCCGGTCAGCTTCCTGCCGTATCTGGCGTGGGCGTTTTCCGTTGACCGCTGGGACGAAAGCTGGACGGAGAGCGTCAAGCGCCGTGTAGTGCAGGATGCTTTCTATATCCATCAGCACAAGGGAACAACCAGCGCTGTGCGGCGCGTGGTGGAGCCGTTCGGCTTCCTGATCCGCATCATTGAGTGGTGGCAGACCGGTGAGCAACCGGGCACGTTTCGCCTGGACATTGGCGTGCAGGACCAGGGCATCACGGAAGAAACCTATCTGGAGCTGGAGCGCCTGATTATTGACGCAAAGCCCTGCTCGCGTCACATGCTGGGCATGAGCATCAATCTGCAGGTCAGCGGAACGATTCACGCGGGTGCGGGCTGCTATACCGGGGACGTTCTGACGGTGTACCCGTACACACCAGAAATTATTGAAGTGGGCGGCGCAGTCCTGACGGGTGGCGCGGTCCATATTATCGACACACTGAGGGTATGAAATGGCGCAAAAATATTTTGCCTACCTGACCACGCGCGGAGAAGCGAAGCTGGCGCAGGCTACGGCGCTGGGGATCCAGCTTAAACTGACGCAAATGGGGGTTGGTGATGGCGGCGGCACGCTGCCCACGCCGTCACCCTCCCAGACACGTCTTATTAACGAAAAACGGCGCGCCGGGCTTAATTCCCTGACTGTTGACCAGCAGAACCCTGGGCAGTTGATTGCTGAGCAGATCATCCCCGAAAACGAGGGTGGTTGGTGGATTCGGGAGATTGGCCTGTATGACGATACTGACGAGCTGATTGCCGTCGCCAATTGCGCGGAAACCTACAAGCCGTTACTGGTTGAGGGATCTGGCCGCACCCAGGCAATCCGCATGGTACTAGCAGTAAGTAGTACCAGTGCAGTAACGCTGAAAATCGATCCGTCGGTCATTCTGGCAACCCGTAAATATGTCGATGACAATTTTGTTAACAGAATCACTGTGAGGGGCGGTAAAGCCGGACAGGTGCTGGCTAAGCGTAGCGACGCAGATGAGGATTTTTACTGGCTGGATCCCGTGCTCAAACGAGGCAGCCTGGAAAATACTGATTTGAATACCCTGGGCGGCGCGGATAGTCAGGGGATCTGGCATCAGGCATTTAACGGAAATGCAAGGGAAGATTTGAATTACCCGGTTCAGACGGCTGGCGTTTTAACCTGTGCCTACTCCGCATATCTAGGCTGTCAGCAGCGCTATGAGTCGTACGAAGGTGATATGTTTCTGCGCGGGCTGACGGCTGACTGGGACGGGAAAAAGGGGCGTTGGACACCGTGGATAAAACAGGCCCGCGCCGATAGTCTTGGAAGCGTAGCTAAAGAAAATATCGTGCCTCTGAGCAAGGGCGGGACGGGAGCGACTACAGCTGATGATGCCAGAAAAAAACTGGCTCTTGGTCGGGTCGAGCAGCGCAGTAATGAAACGATAATTTATGCCGGGGACGATCATGCAGCGTACTT